AGCCAACAACTTTCTTATGAGTTGACTGGTTCAACAAATTCTGATACTAAAGCAATTGATGTTGCTAAAAGACAGTTCTCAGTAGGATTTCAAGGAGGATTTGATGGTGTTGCACCAACAATATCTCCATACTTAGGAAGTGGAACATCTGCTGGAAACACACAAGGATTTAGTTTAGCAAGTTCAACTGCAAGTGGTTCAGTTGCTTATGTAAAAGCAATAAACGCAATATCTAATCCAGATGATTTCGATATCAACTTGATATCTGCACCTGGTGTTGTAAGAAGATTACATTCTTATGTGTTTGATAAAATTACTGATATGGTAGAAGCTAGACAAGATGCTTTCTTTATCGGTGATGTATCTGCACAAGATGATAGTATTGGACAGGCAATAACACAGGCTGAGGCAATTGATTCTAACTATGTAGGTACTTACTACCCGTGGGTTAAAACAATTGATGCTAACACAAATAAATTAACGGCTGTTCCACCATCAACTTTATTACCTGGAATATATGCGGCAAACGATAGAGTAGCTGCAGAATGGTTTGCACCTGCTGGGTTAAACAGAGGTGGAATTGTAGGAGCAGTTTCTGTACTAAACAGATTAACACATGCTGAAAGAGATACATTGTATGAAGGAAAAGTTAATCCAATTGCACAGTTTCCAGGAGAAGGAATCGTGGCATTCGGACAAAAAACTTTACAAGATAAGGCATCTGCTTTAGATAGAATCAATGTTCGTAGATTATTGATTAAAGTTAAGAAATTTGTTGCAAGTACTTCGAGATACTTAGTGTTCGAACAAAATACAGCTCAAACAAGAAGTAGATTCATAAATACAGTACAACCGTATTTAGAAGGAGTACAACAAAGACAAGGGTTATATGCATTTAGAGTGGTAATGGATGAAACAAACAATACACCAGATGTAATCGATAGAAATATATTGGCTGGACAGATTTTCTTACAACCAACGAAAACTGCTGAATTCATTGTAATTGATTTCAACATTCTACCGACTGGGGCATCATTCTCGGCGTAATTAAATGAAAAAAAAGAAATTATATATTTATTAGTATAATAGGAGACAAACAAAAATGGCAGAAGTATTAGAATTTAACGATATGTTTTACACGAACTTCGAACCGAAGATGAAAAATAGATTCATCATGGAAATCGATGGTGTACCTTCATATCTCATAAAAACAGCCAACAGACCTTCAATCCAATTTGAGGTAGTAACTCTTGACCACATAAATGTTAAGAGAAAACTTAAAGGAAAAGGTGAATGGCAAGATGTTGAAATAACTATGTATGACCCAATTGTACCAAGTGGTGCACAATCTGTAATGGAATGGGTTAGAACATCACATGAATCACTAACTGGTAGAGATGGATATGCTGATTTCTACAAAAAGGATATTAACTTTTATATGTTAGGACCTGTAGGTGATAAAATTGAACAATGGACTCTTAAAGGTGCATTTATCAATAATGCAGTGTTCAATGATGTTGACTGGAGTTCAAATGACCCGGCTGAAATCACATTAACACTATCTTATGATTACGCAATACTAGAATTCTAATACTAATAATATATTTTCAAGGAAGAAGGTTCTTTTCGTAAGAACCTTTTTTTATGTCAACTTTTTAACTTTTATATATTTATATACAAACAAAGAAAAGTTATTTATTATGGCAAATTACGAATTTCCAACAGAGGTGATAGAATTACCATCTAAAGGTAAAGTTTATCCCGAATCAAATCCATTATCAAATGGTAGGGTAGAAATCAAGTATATGACGGCAAAAGAAGAAGATATACTTGCTTCTCAAAATTTAATTAAAAAAGGAGTAGTTCTTGATAAACTATTCGAATCAGTTGTTATTGATAAAGATATTAATATCGATGATATCGTAATAGGTGATAAAAATGCAATCCTTTTAGCAACTCGTATATTAGGATATGGGGCACAATATGAAGTTGAAATCAATGACCCATTTAGTGGTGAACAACAAAGAACAACTATTGATTTAGCAAAAATTCAAACAAAAGAAGTAGATGAATCTATTCTTAGTAGAGATAACATATATGAATATGAGTTACCAAAAGCTAAGAAAAAAATAAAATTTAGATTACTAACTCACAAAGATGAGAAAGATATCACTGCAGAAATACAAGCAATACAAAGATTACAAAAAGGTAAATCAGAAGTAAGTTCTGATGTAACTACTAGATTAAAGTATATGATACAAGAAGTAGATGGTAATGGTGATAGAGGATTCATTAACAAATTTGTAGTAAATGGTTTATTGGCTTTGGATACGAGGTCATTAAGAAGTTTCATTAAAAATATAAGTCCAGATATGGATATGAAATTTGATTTTACATCAGATATCACGGGCGATACGGAGGCTCTCGATATTCCCTTTGGGATTGGGTTTTTTTACCCTTCCGAATGACTATAGCATCCAACTCCACAATCAAATTTGGGAGATGGTTAACTATGGTAATGGATTTACTTGGAAAGATGTTTACTTCATGCCTATCCATTGGAGAAGGTTCTACTTTAAAAAGTTAGTTGAATCAAAAAAGAAAGAAAAACAAGAAGCTGATAAATCTACTAAGAAAGCTAAAGGACCAAATGTAAGAGTGAGGAAGTAATTTCCTCACTTTTTTTATGCACTATATTTATATAAGAATAACTAACTAGGAGAATCATATGTCAAAACAAAAAACAAACGAAGGATTATTTGGAACTGCAAGAAAGTTTAGCGATTCTTTTTTCAATGGCTTACAAAAGAATACTCATGATAAATTTATTCAGAGAGCTAAGAAAGCAGGTACTCCAAAAGATTTAGTAGATAAGATGGATAAAATCAGAAAAGAAAAAGCTGAATTAGATGCACTTATAAAAAAATATTCTAAATAAGGGAGTATAAATGGCTAAGGAAAGAGATAGATTACAAATTCTAAAAGAGATTGACAAAACTGAGCGTGCAATAGCTCGTGAAAGGGCCAATGAAAATGAACTTATTGAAATAAGAAACAAAAAAATTCGTGACCACAAAAAAGAAATATTAAATCTAGCTAGAGAACTTAAAAAAGTAAACCAAGACCAACAAGGTTCATATGCAGATGCAGAAAAATCAATCGGTTCTATATCTGGTGCATATGCAGGTTTAAAAGAAAGTCAAAAAGAAGGATTAACCTTAACAATGGATGCATTTTCTGCAGGTTCTAAACAAGCAAAAGCTGCATTAAAAATAGCAGATATAAACAGACAAATTTCTGAATTAGGAAGAGATGATATACAACAGAGAGCACATCTTCTAGGTTTAAGAGATGATGAAATGGCTATTGCTACAGAAGGATTACATGGAAATAATAAAGTTGTCCAATCCTTAAAAAATCAAAATAGTATAGCAGAAAATTATGCCAATCTAACTGATTATCAAAAAGACCAAATGGAAAAGACCCACAAGGTGATGGAGGGAATGAAAAGTACAATAGGTGGAGTATTAGATGTATTCTCTACATTGACTAGTACTGTTGGTGGTGCATTAGGTACTGCTTTAATTGGAGCTGGATATGCAATAGAGGCTTTAGGAAAAACTGCTAAGGAATTAGGAACATTCTTTACAGAATCTTCAATATCGGCAACAGTATTAGGACTCGTATTCGAAGATGCAGTTCAAGTAGCCAAAGGATTGGCCAATGAAATGGGTGGTGTTGAAAATGCCACATTTGGTGCACAACTTAAAACAAACTTATTAGCCACTAACTTAGGTATAGGTGGTGGAGAAGCAGCAAAATTAGTTGGTACTTTCGCTAGATTAGGTGATGGAACAGCAGCCGCAGGTGCTGATATGTTATCACTTGTTAAATCTGCATCTATCGCAAATGGTGTTATTCCTGCTGCAGTTGCTGGAGATTTGGCAGCAAATACTGAAAAGTTTGCCGAGTATGGTAAAGATGGTGGAAAAAATATGATTGAGGCTGCAATTGCGGCAAAGAAACTAGGTTTAGAAATGTCATCCTTAACAAATGTTACTGATGGTTTATTAGATATTGAAAACTCATTAACCTCAGAACTTGAATTAGGGGCATTACTAGGAAAAAATATTAACTTCGAACAAGCAAGAAGATTAGCATATGAAGGTGAGATAGGTTCAGCAGTTAAATCAGCAATAGAACAATTAGGTGGTGTTGAAGAATTTAACAAAATGGACATCTACCAAAAGAGAGAAGCAGCAAAGGCATTAGGTATTTCAGTAGAAGAACTTGGGAAGATGACAGCCAATATGGATAAGTTAAACGCTGATGGTTCTATACAACAATCTCAGTTTGATATGATGAAAGAATCATTATCTGCAATTGCCAAAGGACCATTAGGTAATATGGTAAAAGGATTAGGTTCAGCTGCTGTTGCGGCTGGTCAAATGGGATTCAATGTTGCTGGAACTGCAAAACAACTTAAAAATAAAATATTTGAAAAAGTAGGTGGAATGTTTGGAGGAGCTGGTGGTGGTAAATCACCATCTAAAACAAAATTACCAAAATCATCACCTAAAGGTGACCCTTCCGCTCTTACAAAAAGTGTTAGTAAAATAAAAATGAATGATGTAGTTAAAGGAGCAGCAGCACTTGTATTGATTGCAGGAGCTATGTTTGTTCTTGGAAAAGCATTACAAGAGTTTAAAGGTATTGGGTTTGATACATTGGCAGTTGCAGGAGCAGCACTTCTTGGATTAACCCTTTCATTAGCAGCAGTTGGATTAATAATGCAAGTTGCAGGACCTGCTATTTTAGTTGGAGCTTTAGCTATGGTTGTTATTGCGGGAGCTATGTTTGTTCTTGGAAAGGCATTACAAGAAATTGCAAAAGTACCTGCAGACTTTGATTTTGTATCTTTAGGAAAACAATTATTAATGTTTGGATTAGCAGTAACACCTCTTGGATTTTT